TGCGCGGCACTTTCTCCGCACTGCAGACTGCCGGCGCACTGCGCAATGACCAGCACATGACGATCGCAGGGCTTGAGGCCAACGTGCCCAACACGAGCTGGGAATACGCTGCGGCCTACGGCTCCCGCAATGCCGTGTTTATTGCTGCGGATCCTGCGCGGCCAACGCAAACCGGGGAGCTGGTCGGCATTCTGCCACCACCGCCAAGCTCGCGCTTCCTGCTGACCGAGCGTGAAACGCTGCTGAATAACGGCATCGCAACCAGCTTCACCAGTGGCGGCGCTGTGCGTATCGAGCGCGCGATCACGACTTACCAGGAGAACACCTTCGGGCAGTCCGATCCGAGCTATCTGGACAGCGAAACGCTGCATCAGCTGGCCAACATCATCCGCCGGCTGCGGTACCGCATCACGCAGAAGTATCCCCGCCACAAGTTGGCTGATGATGGCACGCGCTACGGCGCCGGCCAGGCAATCGTCACGCCAAAGGTGATCCGTGGCGAGTTGCTGGCAGAGTACGCACAACTGGAGCTCGCGGGCCAAGTAGAGAACTCTGCTGCATTCGCGGCCAACCTGATTGTCGAGCGCGATGCGGACAACCCGAACCGTCTCAACGTGCTGCTGCCGCCTGACCTGGTCAACCAGCTGCGCGTGTTTGCAGTACTCGCACAGTTCCGTCTGCAGTACTGATAGCCGCATCAACACTAGGCCCGCTTCGGCGGGCCGTTTTCATTAGGAGAACATCATGGCAGGTCCACGCCTAGCAGGCACTTGTTACATCAAAATGGATGGCGATCAGCTGGAAGTGAAGGGCGGTATCGAATGCCCCATCACTGACAACGTCAAAGAAACCCTGATGGGGGCGAACGGTCCTGCAGGTTATTCCGAGATGGCCCAGCGCCCTTACATCAAGGGCACATTCTTCTTCAACCCCAACTTCCCGATCTCCAGCCTCTCTTCTGCCAATGACCTCACCGTCACGGCCGAGCTGTCGAATGGCAAAACCTACGTGCTATCCGAAGCCTGGGTAGAAGGTGAAGTCCCAGCCAAAAATGACGACGGCACCGTTGATCTGGAATTTAGTGGCATGAAGGGCCAATGGCAATGAGCGAGCACATCCTCAAGCTCAGCAAGCCCATCAAGGCACACAACGAGGAGCTGAGTGAGCTGCAGCTGCGGGAGCCGATCATCGAAGAGGTAATGGAGATCGGCTATCCCTATCTCATCCTGATGAAGGATGGGCAGGAAGCCGGCATCGAGATCCGCCCGGGCGTGATCGTGCGATACGTTTCCAAGCTGGCCAGTATCCCGATGGGCTCTGCTAAGCAGATGTCCCTTAGTGACCTGACCAAAGCCCAGGCCATCGTAATGGGTTTTTTCGGGGAGGAGATTGTAGGTCAGTCGAGCAGTTGACAGAGCTCGCATTCGATCTGGCCTATGCTTGGCAGCTGGATCCAGATGCGGTACTCAGCAAGTCACTCTCGCGCTTCAATCTCTTCGTGATTCAGGCAAAGCGCATCAGCGAAAGGCAACAGGAAAATGGCGGATAAATTCAGCCTGAAGGCGATCATCTCTGCAGTGGACAAACTGTCGCCCACGCTCAGGGGGATCCGTCTGAATGCAAAGATCACCCAGAAGTCCCTGCTCGATATCAAGGGCGCTGCTGGATCCGTGCTGACTAGCATGGGCGTGACCGCCGGCGCCATCGGAGTGGGCTTGTGGGCCGGCGTCAAGAAGATCATTGGCGTCAGTTCCGAGTTCGAGCGCTTCCAGACCATCCTGGAGACAGTGGAAGGCAGTGCGGAGGCTGCTCGACGATCGATGGGCTGGGTGGAAAACTTCGCTATCAAGACGCCGTACGAGCTGCAGGAAGTCACTGACTCATTTGTGAAGCTCAAGGCCTACGGGATTGACCCTGTCGGTGGTGCACTGGAAGCTTCCGGCAACGCTGCTGCTGCCATGGGCAAGCCCATGATGCAGGCGGTCGAAGCGTTGGCTGACGCCATGACTGGCGAAAATGAGCGGCTCAAGGAATTTGGCATCCGGGCCAACAAGGCCGGTGACAACATCACGTATTCCTGGACGGAAAACGGCAAGACAATGGTGGCCAAGGCCAAGGCCAGCAGCAAGGAACAAATCGAGGCGGTCATCACCGGGATCTGGAATCGCCGCTACGGCGGCGCGATGGATAAGCTCTCCGGCACCTGGGATGGTATGTGGTCCAACATGCTAGATATGGCGACCAAGTTCATTAAGAAGATCGGCGCCGGCGGTTTCTTTGACGCTGTCAAGAATCAGCTCCAGGGCGTGCTTGCCACGTTCAACCAGTGGGAAAAGGACGGTACCCTGGACCGCCTTGCTACTGAGATCTCTACCAATCTGGTGGGCGCGCTGCAGGATCTGATGCAGTGGGCGAAAAGCGTGGACTGGCCAGCTTTCTTCCGGGGCGTCAGAGACACCACCGTGTCAATCGTCAACCTCATCCAGGCGCTGGGCGGTTTGAAAACGATCGCGATCGCACTCGGCGTGTTTCTGTTGGCCGGGCCGGTTGCTGCCATCTTCCAGATCATCGGTGCTGTCTTTGCCCTGCTGCCGGCCATTAAGGCGTTGGTCATCGGCTTCGGCGCTTTGTTTGTGGCCAACCCCATCATCCTGGCAATCGTGCTGGCGGTCGGGTTGTTGGCTGGCGCAGCGTATCTGGTTTACAAGAACTGGGGCGCGGTCAAGCAGTACTTCATCGATCTGTGGGATGGTGTGAAAACAGCATTCAATGCTGGTCTTGATGTTATCAAGACGGTGTTTTCTTACTCTCCGCTGGGCTTGATCATGAAGTCATGGGGTCCAGTAGCCAAATTCTTTGGAGGGCTGTGGGACAAGGTCAAGGACATTGTGAAAGCCAGCCCAGTGCAGACGTCTGGACAAGGCCCAGATGGGGCTGGCAATGGCTCTTTCAGTAACTTTGCCGGCCTCAACAATCGGACTCAGTTGAACGGGGAAATGGTCGTGAAATTTGAGAACTCTCCTCAAGGCATGCGTGTGGAACCGGGGAAGACTAATCAACCTGGCGTGACATTAAACCCTGACGCAGGATATCGGCCGTTCTCTTTCGGCTTATAAGGTGAAACTATGGGATGGAAAGAACAGCTGCAGCCGGCATCGTTTCGCGGCGTGCCATTCCATGTGGAAGATGCCAGTGGAGGCGGGGGCCGTCGCGGCACCCTGCATGAGTACCCGCAGCGCGATGATCCGTACTTCGAGGATCTAGGCCGCAAGGCGCGCGACCGATCCTTCACCGCCTTTGTCATCGGTGATGACTACATGGCGGCGCGCGATGCGCTGATCAAGGCGCTGGAGGAGAAAGGCCCGGGCGAGCTTGTGCACCCCTGGATGGGGCGCATGATGGTGAGCGTGCCCGATTTCCGGTACCGGCACAGCAACCGCGAAGGCGGCATGTGCCGTTTCGATATCAGCTTCGTTGAATCCGGCCAGGTCAACTTCCCGTCGGCCAACATTGCGACCAGCCAGCAGACGCTGCTGTCTGTCGAGACGCTGGAAGATACGGCCATCGACGAGTTTGCCGAGAGCTTCAGCGTGGACGATCTGCCCGAGTTTGCCGTGACCGATGCCATCGACGCAGCCGCCGGCATGCTGAGCACGCTGGAAGGTGCGCTGGGATCCGTGGGTGGTGTTCTGTCCAATCCTGTCGGCAGCATTCCGGATGCCCTGGGCGGCCTAGTGACCTCGCCGCTGGAGTTGGGGCAGAAGGTGTTCTCGCTGTTTGCGAAGGCTTCGGCGATTATCAACAACGGATCACGCGTCATCACCGGCTTCAGCGATAGCGATTCGCTGAACTTTGCCCGCACGTTTGCCGCATTGCGCGCGGTGTCACTCTTCCCGAAGGTGACCCGCAGCGCCAGCCTCACGCCTACGCGTGAGCGCATGGCGGATAACCGCGATGCATTATCCAGGCTGACACGCGCCGCTTTGCTGTCGCAGGCTGCCGGCATGTCAGCGACCATGCAGCTGCCGGTGTATGACGATGCCGTAAAGCTGCGTAACGAGCTGCTGACCGCAATCGATACCGAAACCCTCGAGGCATCTGATGATGCCTACCTGGCACTGGTTGACGTGCGCGCCAAGGTGCACACGGATATGTCCAGCAGGATCCAGAGCGCTGCCCGATTGACTGAGATCCGGCCGCCTGAAGTGAAGCCGGCACTCGCACTGGCGTATGACCTATATGAGTCGGTCGACCGCGAAGGCGAGATC